CAGTGTTAGGATCTTGGTCTAAGCGAGCAAGAAACTTACTCTTAGGACCATAGGCAAGAGGCACCTTAAAGCGTTGAATCTCTGCACCAGTATCTGGGTCTGTTTTAATAATTTCGATGTTATTAAAAATAGTGCCAAATGCTTTAACATTTTTTTTAATAATTTCGTGATAAAAATGTCTTCCTAACATTAGAATGAATCCTCCATATCTCCATATTCACCAAATGGATTTCCTTCACTGAAGTCAAGAATCACATCGGCTTTATCTTCATACCATTTGTTTTCTGCATTATCATAATTATCAATTTCAAAATCAATAGTGGAGAAATTGTCCACTATCCACGATGCACCACTATCTCCACCAACTAAAGGTAAGTTTTCTTTTAATACTCCTTTTATATATGTGAGACGTAATTTTCTATTTGCTTGGTCCCAACTAGCAACTGTTGCTCTTGCTACAACTGGAGCACCACCTACAGGAGTAAATGTTTGTGTTATTTCTTCTCCCTCTATGAATACTCCTGTGCCACCAGTTAATTTGACAATTACTGGAATAGAATTTACTTCCTGTGACAATTCATCAATTTCTGAAATACCAGTATCAAATTTACTATCAGCCTGCTCAAACAACTCACACGTTAACGCATAAACATAGTTTTTACCTAACTGATAAAAAGGCACTTCTCTTTCTACATATTTAATTTCATATGTATTTTTAGTCATAGGCACATATATCAAATCACCTTCGTTAGGTTTATTTTTAACAAAGGTTGATTCATTAAGTGTATTAAAATTAGTCCAACGTCTTTTAGATACAGCTAATGTTACTTCATCTGTAATCTTAAGACCAAACTTAGACATTGCGATAGCACCAGACCCACCAAAACCTTCCACATTAATTAGCATCATTTCAATCATGTATGCTTCTTTAAAGATGTTTAAAACGACATCATTCAAACTACGGTCAATTAGCATTTCCTTTGGCACGTAATAAACATCCATACCAAACAATCGTATCTGCTCATCAACTAGATCTTGCACCAGATTTTGCTCTGATGATATACCGCCAAACTGTGGAAAATGTACGCTCTTCATATTATCCGATTAGGAAGTTAGGTGGTAATTCATACTCTGATTGCATTCTTGCTTCAATGTCTTCTATCTCTGTTTTACCTTCCTCATACATTTTCTCCCCATTGAGAGATACTCCACCAGGAAGTTGGACACCATTAAACTTGATTAGATTCTGCCCCCACTGTTTTTTAATTTGAGCGGTGACATAACGTTTGAGAAAGCTATCATTGTATATCTTAACGTGGTCATTTGGATTGAGTGCTCTATAGCATTCAATGACAATCCATCTATCCTTCGCAATATATTTTGGATCGTAGTCAATATACAAACGATTCTGTCGTTTTGTGTATCTTAACTGAATCATAGATCCAGTATTTAAAACCATATCAAGCGTCTCAAGATATGATTTGGTCATATAGTAGTTTAAAATATCTAATGACCCAAATGCATATAAGTCATTAAGAAACATCTGATATTCAATGCCAAATAAGTCACCACGAATAGTAGAAGAAACAAATGAAAATAATCTTTCTACACCGATTACGTGATCAGGTACTTCTAGATAATTGTTACGCTCTTCCCAAGAATCATTGTTAGGAGCAGTTGTAGTCGTATTACTTGTTTGAAATCTATCTACATCTGCTTGAGTAAATTTGTGCTTGAGAAACATTTTCTCAACGCCATCAAAATGTCTATCATTAAAATGTTGCAAAGACATATCAATGATGTCTTCAATCTGATCATCATCTACGTTAATTTCTAAGATAGGTGCTCCCAGTCTACGGAGGCAAAAATCTTTCAACTCCTCTCGTGTTGCTGGTTGAGATTTGGACATGAATACAAAAAGACCCTTCTTATGTATTTATAAGAAGGGTCTTTGTGTTTATTATATTTATTTCTTATGTTATGCTGCTAATCTAGTAATAGATATAAATCCAGCACCATTCCTCAATGATCCAGATGATGAAATTGAAAGACCACCATAACTACCGCTACCATTAAATGTGCCATCATGAGTTTTTAAATTTCTTGCCGTAAAAGTGTTAAATGATGTAGTTAAGAAAGAACCTGCACCAGATCCATTGCCTGAATAACCATTACCACCAGCGCCTCCAGTGTACCCACCGCCACCGCCGCCAGCGTTTGCACCAGAGTGATAACCACCGCCGCCGCCAAATCCTCCATTACCTTGGTCGTAACCTCCACTCAATACTTGTTGATTACCCCATGGGAATGCTCTAAAACCATTACCAGCTCTGTTACCCTGCGAGGATGAGCCCCAGTTACCTGCACCAAAGAAACCTCCACCAGGCGCACCATGGTAACCATACCCCCCAAAACCAGTAGTTGCTGAAATAACACCGTTATTTCCGTTTGGTGGACTGGGAGTTGATGGGTTTAAATGTAATCTACCTCTTGTGTGGGTAGCAGCTCCACCAGAATAAGTAGATCCACCACCACCAGCAATGATTAGAGGTTGAGCATTAGCAATATCACTAGATACATCATGAATAAACCATGATCCACCACTGCCCTGGTTGGTGTCACCACCTTGCACCCCTGGAATAATATAAAATTGTTGAGAAGCTAATAGATAAATTTCTTGCTCTAAATCTGCACCTTCACATCCAGATTGTCCAGCACCGACTACACGAATTCTGTAATATGCATCTTGAGGTGGTTTCCATCTCAAGATTCCATTGTATGGATTTGTTAGATACGTAGAAGAAATATTGACAACATTATTTCTAACAAAAGTATCAAACCCAGTACTTCCTGTGGTACTTCCTTGACTTACTGATTGGGAGAATGAGTAAGCGGTGTTTAAAACCATTTCAGTGTAAAAAAGTGGTTTACCACTAACTGCTCTTTTTCTTCCAAATCCACCTCCGCTTGCGAGTGATCCGATAATAGGCATTTTAAATTTCCTCCATTAATACTTTAATTATTTAATAATCAATTATGAGAAATCTGTTTTAGATCCATAAACTTGCCATGATGGAGAAGCTGTGCTGCCAACATTAACAACAGTAAAGTTGTAAATATCAACTCTGTTTGCTGTTCCTGTTGGAGCAGTTCCACCAGGCCATTTTACGGTGACGGATGTGCCGTTAACACCAAAACTGTTGTTAACAACATAAGGCGTGCCACCCTGATTAAATAACACTGCAATGCTGTGTGCTCTTTCGCCAGTAGTTGGGACGTTAGTTAAAGCAACGGTAATATTTCCACCAACACTTGGATGATAGAAGATTGCATTATTAGCAAAATTATATGTTTGAGATGCAGATTCATTCGCTGCTCTTAACTGCACTCCTTCAGTTACTGACTTGATAGCAGAATTACCAGAAACTGCTAATGTTCCTAGAGTACCAACGCTGGTTAGACTGGAATTAACTACCGTGCTTCCAAGAGTAGTGGTAGACAATATAGTGGAAGTGCCAATCTTATAAGAACCAGTAATACTTAGTGAATCGGAAAGATTCCACTCACTATTTGTAGTGTTATAGATGAATGACTTTTGGATAGCTCCAGTGCCTAAAAGAATACCACCACCGCTAATGCCATCAGCTACAACCGCTCCATTAGCAATTTGGATAGTCTTGTCAGCTACAATTAAATCTGTCGAATTAATTGTAGTGACAGTACCAGCAATTGTTAGACTACCAGCAGCATTGATATTACCATCTTTATCAACAGCAAACTTAGAAACTCCTCCAACTTGAGCATCAACAAGTGTTGTGCCAGCACCAGATTGAGTATTAGTTGCATTGATAGTTAATGCATGGGTGCTACTTGCGGTATTCCAAGTAGGTCTTACTTTTAGTGTGCCTTGAATATCAAGGTCAGAAGTCATTCTCTGCTTTCTTTCTATTGTAATTGTGCCAGTGGCAGGTGAAATAGCAGTGCCAGACATAGTGTAAGCAAATGTTTTGGCAGCAGCATTGACAGCGGTTACTGTAAATGTGCCATTATAATTTGCTTGGTTTGCACCAGAAACTACAATTTGGTCATCAACATATACGTTATTAGCAACGAAGGAAGTTACAGTAGCAGTAGTGCCAGAAGATGTAATCGAAGAAACACCAACCAACGGAGAAGTTCTTGAAATACCACCACCAGACTGCCCATCTACATAAGTCTTAACCGCAAGTTGAGTTGGGACTGCAGCATCTCTAGAGAAGTCTCCTCCTAATGTAACATCAGATGAGAATTCATTAATTGACACGCCCAATTCAGCACCCAATGTGCCGAGACGTAGTGAGGATAGACCAGCGAGGTTGAATGCCGTGGCGTCTAGCGTAGCAGTACCAGTTGCCTGCTCAACAACGAAGAATTCACCGACTCTAAAGTTACCATCTTGGTCAGATGAAACGTAGTAACATCTTCCAGGGAAGTTTTCTACAATTTCATTTGCTTGTACTGGACTGGTGATTGGTGTTCCAGGCCAGTTTGTATTTGCTTTGTTTCCAGTACCAACTTGTAGGAAGTCATGACCCGTCATACGTACTTGTGAGTAGCGTAGACGAATTTCTATTGACTGACCGTTGTTAGCATTGATACTCTTTGGTTGAGCAAAGATAATGGTTGCTCTACCAACTTGAGGTTGATTAACTGAGGTAATACGGAAGAATTCATCATCAACTTTAACAATATCATTAGTGTCAAAGTTAGCGATAGAAAATAGAGGAATATCAGTTACAGCAGTATCAACGTCTCCACGTAAACTGGTAGCATTTGCTGTTTTTGTTACATAGTAAATTA